GGCATTTAATGGCTAAGTTAATTGAATTTTCCGAACTCGGGGCGAGGGTTCAAAATACAGAAGACGTATTCAGAATTTCAAATAGTACTGAAAAATTTATAATTATCAATCCATCTAGAAACGCTGAAAATTATATAAAAGAGAGAACTCATTATGTTACAATTGATAAGAGAAATGTTGACCAATCAATTAAAGAATACGAAGAGTTATTCCCTACATCAGTTTCAACGAATAATTCAGAAATCGTTAAGCTTGGTGCTTGTGGACACATCGTTACTAATTGCTTACACGTTGATCACCCTTATTTTACAAGTAATATTACTAGTCTGGGAGATTATGCACCCACTGGTTGGAGGTACGAAGCAATGGGTAAAAGAGATGATCAATTGGGCGATTTCATTTTTAATCATATATTTGATCAGTGCAATGGCTGGCAAAATGGCGAGTACATTAATAGATTTAATTATGGTGTAATACCAAATAAAAAAACTTCACAAAAGGAAGTAGACAGCTATTTTTCTGAACTAATGAAAGAGATTGTTAAAGTACAAGATGATGTAGATGCAGATAGCTATTATTATAATATACAGCGGAGACAAATTGGAACAGCGGTTAGAGAAACCGTTTTTGAATTGATAGAAAAGAAAAATTGGAATGTAAATTTAATAGGTCCAGAATTTGAATCATTTGCTTTAATTTATAAATTACTAATGTCAAATTACACAGGAGATTTTAAAATGTTTACAATTAATGAAACGCAAGAACATAACTATAAAAAAGAATTGACTGTATGGAAGAAAAAAACCTTATCGTTGAGAACAGTTTTAGCTAACAAGTGGAAATACGAGAATGCGTTCTGTAAATTATTAATGTCACATCTATGTAAAAGGAGGAAATATAGCTACATCTATATAAATAATAGATATAATGTTGATAACTGGGTTATAAATTATCCATATATAATGAATGTGATATTAACAGATGATTTAATTACACACGCTGAGAATTCAATAATTTTTGGTTTTGAAGTGACAGATAATACCTCATCTTACGCAGTAAATAAAATATCAGATAAAGTTGTATATACATCAACGCCATATGCGGACGAAAATAATGCTTGGACTATGTTAATAAAAGGTGAAAGAATAGGAGATAAATTTAACAAAGATGATTCATGGTATGCTAAGAAAAATAACTACTCAAATTTTGTATACGGGGGAGATATATTTACAACTAAAGACTTAAATTTAAATTACGTAAATATTGCATTATATTCTCTATCAAATTCGAAAAATTCAATTGAGTTAATCAAATCAGTATTATCATATGAACATATTGTGACATTTCCACTGCCAGTTAGAATGGACTGGCGGCAAATGGAAGACTATGAAGAAAAGCCGTTTTTGGGACTGGTGAGACAAAATAAGTTCGAAGATCATGTGATACATCCGAAGATACTAGCTCTTGAGCATGATTGTGAAATTGTTACTGAGATGGTATTTTTGCAGTTAGGAAGTAGAAGATGTATTATATCAGATATGTATCAACATGCTGTTGTAATGAGAATAAAAACAGACAGTTTCTATTCAGATAAATATTTTTCTCACATAGGAATTAGACAAGTATCAGTATATAATCGTGATAATTTTTTAACCTCAAGATTAAATGCTTATGTAGATAGACAATTGTCGAGGTCAATAGATTTTACACAAATAATAAAAAATAAATTTGGAGGATTTTCTGGTCACTTAGTGGCAGTTGAAAGATATTTTAATCAGTTAATATACACAATGTCACCAATAAGATGGGCGAAAAGAGCATTTTCTGAAGCTAAATATAAAAAAAGAGATCAATACAAAAATGCTGATGGTGAAAAACATGAAATGACTGATTTTATAAATACATATCATTATTTAAATCTATACTACACAACATTCGAAGATTTAATTGAATGCTCTGGCATAGCCGATTATCCACAATACTATATAGCGGTTAAATCAGGTATGAGTCATATAACACTACAATTGACAGAAGTAGATCCAACTATCTTACTAGACGACATTGTTTTTAAAATAAAAGGTGTCAGACTAAAACGGGTTGGAGAAACTAAGTTTAAAGATTTAAATGTTGTGCTGTATCAAACTAAAGAAGTATTACAGTACCATATTGTTAAAATTTTGCGACAAAACAAAATTGCGTGTCAACAATCAAGACCATATATAATGCATATGAATGTAAAAGAGGATGGAGATGACAAAGATGAAATAGTGATAAATGAGAGAAATGTTTATGTAAAGAAAATCGTCCGGACTTAGCCATTCGGGGAGGATCTCCTGGAGATAATAAAGACCC